AAAGCAGCCGGAAGGTGGAATACCAGCAAAGGTGGCGACTATTTTGCGATTGGTGTGGGTGGTGCTGTTACAGGTAAGGGTGCAGACCTACTGATTATTGACGACCCGCACTCAGAGCAAGAAGCAACGCTGGCTGAGATAAATCCAGACATATATGACAAGACTTACGAGTGGTATACGTCCGGCCCTAGACAGCGACTCCAACCGGGTGGTGCTATTGTTGTCGTAATGACAAGATGGAGTAAGCGTGACCTGACAGGGCAAGTGCTCAAATCCAGTATGCAACGCGATGGTGAGGAATGGAGAGTGATTGAGTTTCCAGCAATTATGCCTTCTGGTAAAGCATTGTGGCCTGAGTTTTGGTCGCTAGAAGAATTAGCAAGTTTACGTAATGAGTTACCACATAGTAAGTGGATGGCGCAGTATCAACAAGAACCGACGAGTGAAGCAAGCGCGATTGTTAAACGAGAATGGTGGAAAGAATGGGAAGGTGAGCGACCACCGCCCTGTGACTTTATATTGATGTCATGGGATACCGCGTTTGAGAAAAACAACCGAGCTGACTACAGTGCGTGTACTGTGTGGGGTGTGTTTTACCAAGCAACCGACCACCCAGAAGAATATGAGTCTGAAGAAGAATACGAGAGAACCAAACAGAATTTAGGTGTGCCGCAGCCAAACTTGATATTGCTAAATGCAATTAGAGACAGGTTAGAGTTTCCAGAACTCAAGCGATTGGTAATGCAAGAGTACAAAGAGTGGGAGCCTGACAGCATTATTATTGAGAAAAAAGCCAGTGGTGCGCCGCTTATTTATGAGCTGCGATCTATGGGTGTGCCTGTGCAGGAGTTTACACCGACGCGAGGAAATGACAAGATATCCAGATTAAATGCAGTATCCGATATATTTGCATCGGGTAAGGTGTGGTATCCTCCGACACGATGGGCAGAAGAAGTGATCGAGGAAGTTGCAAGTTTCCCTGCTGGGGAGCATGATGACTATGTGGATTCTACGTCTATGGCGTTGATGCGTTTTAGAAAAGGGGGTTATGTCCAAACATCATTGGATGAGCCAGAAGATTATTACAGTACGAGAGAGTATAGACGATACAGAGCTAACACGAATCGTACACTATATTACTAAGGACAGAACAATGGCGAGAAGTAAACGGGATGAAGGAAGAAGAGGTCGTTTTGGTAGTCTTTCAGAAAAAAACTATTATGAAATGAGAAAACGTGCTGAAGAACGAGCAAACAAAAAGAAAGCAACAGTAAAAAAAGCAACCGCACCGAAACCTAAAAGCAGCACTACTGCCGCACAAAGAAAAGCGGCGCTTGCTAAAGCGGATAGAGACAACAAGCGTGGGTTGACTAAAGCACAAGCGCGGAGCATGGATTTGACTGGTGATGCTAAACGAGTAGCAGGAGTCAAAATGTCTTCATCTATGCCACCTAAAAAAAGAAAAAGACCGGCAGGTGTAGGTACGATAAAAGATAAAAAAACCAGACCAGTACAAGGTAGGGGCGTAGGTACACTAAACGATAAAAGAACAAGACCAGTACAAGGTAGGGGCGTAGGCACACTAGACGATAAAAGAACAAGACCACTACAAAACGAAAGATTGCAAGGTAGGGGTGTAGGTACAATAGATAAAAAACCAGCTACAGCTAAAAAATCTACATCTATATTAAAACAACCAGAACGATTAGGTGAAAAAACTAAAAGTCGAGGTTTTCTTTCAAGGTTGTTTAGAAGAGGGAACGCTTCAAATCCTAGAGGAAGAAACCGATCTGCTAACCCTAGAAGATTTAGCGCTGGTGGGCGTGTAAATAGCTCTAAAGGTATAGACGGTATTGCACTTCGCGGTAAGACTAGAGCTGCAAGGAGCAGGTAATAGATATGGCAGACAAACCAGAACTAGAGATCGTCTTACCTGATGGAAGACCTGTATCAGAATATCAAGAACCCCAAGAAGATATGGGAACAGTTGTTGAGATAGGTATAGGTAGCGAAGGTGGACTTACTGTAGAAGTTGACTTGCCCGATGGCGAAGACTTCTACGAAAACCTAGTTGATGAATTTGATGACGAAGATGGCGAATTAGAAAACATAGCTTCTGAGTTAATGTCTGACTTTGATGGCGACCTTAGCGCTAGAAAAGACTGGCTACAAATTTATATAGATGGGTTAGAATTACTGGGTTTGAAGATAGAAGATCGAAGTGAGCCGTGGGCAGGAGCTTGCGGTGTTTATCATCCACTATTATCTGAAGCGTTGGTTAAGTTTCAATCCGAAACGATTATGGAAACAATGCCTCCCGGTGGCCCTGTTAAGACCAAAGTTATTGGTAAAGAAACACCAGAAAATTTAGAAGCTGCTGCTAACGTAGCAGAAAATATGAACCACTACATAACGGACAAGATGCCGGAGTATCGTGGTGAACACGAAAGAATGTTATGGGGTTTAGGATTGTCGGGTAATGCGTTTAAGAAAGTTTACTATGATCCCGCTGTTGATCGCCCAGTCTCTATATACGTACCAGCCGAAGATATCGTGGTTCCCTATGGAGCCAGTAGTCTTGATTCAGCAGAACGAGTCACGCATATTATGCGGAAGACCGAAAACGAAGTTAAAAAACTTCAAGCTGCTGGGTTCTACAGCGATGTTGAGCTAGGGTCTCCTGACGACTATGAATTAGATGACGTAGAACAGAAGATAGCAGAGAACATGGGGTTCAGCGCAACTAGCGATGACCGATATAAGATATTAGAGTTCCACGTGGAACTAGACCTAAAAGGATTTGAAGACACAGACGAAGATGGGGACGAGACAGGTATTGCATTGCCTTACGTAGTAACCATAGAAAAAAGCTCACAAGAAATACTAGCCATCAGACGCAACTGGGTAGAGGGTGATGACGCTAAAAACAAACGCCAACATTTTATTCATTATCCGTACATTCCGGGATTTGGCTTTTATGCGTTTGGGTTAGTGCATCTACTAGGTTCGTTTGCTAAGTCAGGCACGTCTTTAATTAGACAGCTTGTCGATGCAGGAACCCTGTCTAATTTACCGGGCGGGTTTAAGACTAAAGGTATGCGGATTAAAGGCGATGATACACCGATATCTCCTGCAGAGTTTAGGGATGTTGATGTAGCCAGTGGAACTATCCGCGACAACATTATGACGTTGCCGTACAAAGAGCCAAGTCAGGTTCTATTTCAATTAATGCAAAATATTGTAGATGAGGGGCGACGGTTTGCTTCTATCTCTGATATGAAAGCAAGCGACATGTCTACCCAAGCACCTGTTGGTACAACCCTTGCGATATTAGAACGCACACTAAAAGTTATGTCTTCGGTTCAAGCGCGTGTACACGCAGCGATGAAACAAGAGTTTCAATTACTTGCAGAGATTATTAAAGACAACACACCAGCTAACTATGCTTATAAGCCGTCCCAAGGAAATAAATCAGTTAAACGTGCGGATTACGATATGGTAGAGATTGTGCCTGTGTCTAATCCTAATTCTTCTACAATGGCGCAGAAAGTAGTGCAGTACCAAACGGTGTTGCAGTTAGCACAGACATCACCAGAATTGTATGACTTACCACAGTTACACAAACAGATGTTACAAACGATAGGGGTACAAAATGTCGATAAGCTCGTGCCTACAGAAGAAGATCAAAAACCTAAAGACCCAGTTTCTGAAAATGTAGACATCATTACTAATAAACCCGCTAAAGCGTTTTTATACCAAGATCATGAAGCTCATATCAAAGTCCACATGAACGCAATGCAAGACCCAGTGGTTCAAAAGTTGATGGCAAACAACCCCAATGCAGAAAAGTTTGCTGCAGCACTACAAGCACACGTAGCAGAACATTTAGCATTGGGTTATAGAGTTAAAATTGAAGAACAACTAGGTACACCGTTGCCACCGCAAGACGAGCAACTGCCGCCAGAAATAGAAGCACAACTGTCCCGACTGTTGGCTGACGCATCTGACCAGTTACTGCAACAAAATATGTCTGAAGCGCAACAACAGGAAGCGCAACAAAAAGCGCAAGACCCCATTGTGCAAATGCAGCAACAAGAACTTCAACTTAAACAAGGTGAGTTAGAGCGCAAAGCTGCTAAAGACAAAGCTGATAACGAAATTGCTATGAGAGAACTTCAGATAGAAGCGGCTAAATTAGAGTCTGATGAACGACAAGCGCTGCAAAAACTTATGGCTGACGGAGTAGCTAAAGAAGGTGCTCTCAATGTACAACAGTTAGTTGAAGGTGCTAAGTTAGCTGTTGCAGCGAGTAAAAACAGTGGGTCTGCTAACTAATGACCATTTTTGAAGTATTAAGAAAAGAAATAAATATTAAAGAAACACTATTACTTGATAAGTTAAGTAGCGGCAGCATTAAAGATCATTCAGAATATAATTATGTTTGTGGAAATATTAGTGCACTACGCAGTATTATGGAGTATATTACCGAACTAGAATCTAACTTTGAGGAAGATTAATGAGTAATGTAGCTCCCCTAGATAAAGAAGAAACGGTAACCCAACTACCAGAACCTCAAGGATACCGCATCCTCTGCGCTATTCCTGACATAGAAGATAAATTTGATAATGGTATTATCAAAACAGAAGAAACCATTAAAAACGAAGAAATACTGGCTACAGTGTTGTTTGTAGTTAAGCTAGGTACAGACTGCTATAAAGATGAAAGCAGGTTTCCTAGCGGCCCTTACTGCAAAGAAGGCGATTTTGTATTGGTCAGACCCCACACAGGGACTAAAATAAATATACACGGCAAAGCCTTTCGTTTAATAAATGATGATTCTGTAGAAGCAGTAGTTGACGATCCACGAGGAATACAAAGACAATAATTTTAACTAAAAGAGGATAGTGTAATGCCACAAACCGCATTAGAGAATGGAGCAGTAGAAGAAGTTGTAGAAACTCCAGAAGTTGCTGAAGAAGAATTTGAAATTGTCATTGAAGACGATACCCCTGAAGAAGACCGTGATCGAGAGCCTATGCCAGAAGAAATTGTGGATAATCTCGAAAAAGACGAGCTTGAAGAATATTCTGTAGAAAAAGCCAAACAACTTAAAAAAGTGTGGCATGACGAGCGTAGAGCTAAAGAAGAAGCTCAACGCGAGCGTGACGCAGCAGTTGCTTTTGCTAAACAACAGCAAGAAGAAAACAAAAAGTTCAGAGCTGACCTTAACAAAGGCGAAGAAGCTCTTATGGAAAATAGTAAATCTTCTGCGGAACATGAACTACAGCTTGCTACGAAAATGTATAAAGAAGCGTTTGAAGCAGGTGAAGCTGACCAAGTAGCTGATGCACAAGCTAAAATGGTAGCGGCGCAATCTAGGCTTCATGCAGCAGAAAACTATGAACGGCAGTATGGAGAGGTAGAAGAAGCTGAACAAAATGAAGGGTGGAATATTCAACCTCAACAGCAAGAACAACAACCTCAATTAGACCGTAAAGCCTTGGCTTGGCAGAAGAAAAACGAGTCTTGGTGGGGTAATAATCGCAAGATGACAAGTTTTGCATTTGGGGTGCATGAGGACTTAGTATCGCAAGGTATTGACCCTGATGTAGAC